ATGATGGTGCAAGGTTTTTGTTTCAGATGGATCAGTATACAATTATTGAGGGAATGTGGCAGTACCCTTACAAATTCCAAGGTGGTGAGCCGAAGTGGTTTGAGTGGGATGAGATAGTTTATGGTAAGATGAATAATAATACTGAGATCATGCCTTACGGGTTTTCTCCTTTGCAGAGTATTCAGCAAGTTGTCGAATTGATGATTAATAGTACGAGATATAATAAAGACTTTTTTAACAATAATGCCATCCCTTCAGGAATTCTTACCGTGAAATTGGCTAAGGATATGATGAAGAGGTTTAAGCAGAAGTGGGCTGAAGAAGTAAAAGGTAAGCCTCATAAGTTCTTGATTACAGATAAGGAAGCTGACTTTAAGAATTTTAGTACTACTAATCGGGATATGGAATGGTTGGATGGCCAGCGTTGGTACAGCCATTTGGTCTTCGGAGCATATGGATTGTCACCGCAAGAAGTGGGTTTCTATGAGAATAGTAATAAGAGTACTGGAGAAAGTCAAGAAAGAATTACGGTTAAGAATGCTATTAAACCTTATCTAAAGTTAATAGAAGATAAGATCAACAGAGAAATATTATACGAGTATATAGGTCATGAAGAGTTAAAGTTTAAGTGGTTCCCTGTGGATGATGCAGCGGAGAAAGTAGCTCATGCTCAGATTATGGAGAAGTTAGCTGCTAGTGTTTTGACTGTTAATGAAGTGCGTGCTATGGAAGGTTTGGAGAGGGTGAGTTGGGGTGATGAGCCTGTTAAGCAAGCTAGTCCTTTTGATGGTATGAGTTTATCTCAGGGTGAAAAACCGCCTAAGGATCGTGATGATAAGAAGGAAGAGAGAGATAAGCCGAAGCATAGTCAAGTATTGTACACTAAGTTGTTGAAGGGGTTTTTAGATGGCAAACAAGAATTCGTCAAAAGTAGCGGTTGATCAAAACAGAGAAAGTTATGCTGATGACGCTGCTGCTAGAAGGGTTGCTTTAGTTGGGCCTGATGGTGATTTGAGTGGTAGGACTTCTCCTGCTACTTTTACAGATTTTGAGTTGATTAAAACGAATGAGTTGTTAAAGTTAATACTTGTTGAGTTAAGAATTAATAATTTTCATAATGTTCTCATTACTGATGAGGAAATTAAAGATTGTGATGTGGAGGAATAAAAGATGGTGAGTATTAATAGTGGAACAGGAAATGGAGAATTTGGTGCTGGAGTTAATAGTGACAATAGACTAGAAGTTGATTCGGTTAGTAGAAGCCATGAACATTTTGCAAATCAAGAAAAAGGAACAGCGTACAGTGCTGTAATTCAACAAACACCTACAGGTGCTTCTGATGTTTTCTTGTTCATAAAAAATAATGATGAAAGAGATATGGTTTTTGAAGGTATTACTGTGGCTGCGGCTACTGATGAAAGTATTCTAGTTAAGTTGGGAGATACTGGAACTACAACTGGTGGAACTGCGTTAACTCCTGCTAACTTAAACGGTGGAAGTGGTAATGTTGCGGATGGAACTTTTGAAACGGGTAATGATATTACTGGTTTGACTGGTGGTATTACTGTTCATAGAATTTTAGTTGATGGTGGTACGGGAAGTGAACATTTTAGGTTTACTCAAGATTTGATACTTCCTAAGAATAAGACTTTAACATTGACCGCTGAGTCAGGAAGTATTTTGTTAGATTGTGTGTTAGCATTTAACTTTTCGTAATTATGGCTATTAAAACTTTTATTAGCAGTCCAAAGAATGATTTGATTGCTGATATAGATAATGGTGATGAGAAGAATGCTTTAGTTGTTGCTACTCGTCCTTTGAAGGAGTTAGGCCCTGCTCCTATTCCTTTTCTTAATTCTACTTTTGGTGTTGAGATGGCTCAGAATGCTGCTTTTGGTGGTACGCCTGATAAAGTGCATGATGGGTTGGATACTACTTTGTATACGGGGAGTAATGTTTCAGGTAATAAAGTTAGTTTTGATAGCACTGATCAGGCTAATAATGGAACTAAAAGTGTTAAGGTTAACAAACCTGGTTTGGGTGATGTGTGGCAGTTTGATAAAGGAAGTGATTTGACTTTAAGTTCGTTCACTGCAATTACGATGTTTGTTTATATTGATAATAATTGGGGTGCTGATGATAGTGTTGAAGTTTTTGGTTTTGATACCGGAACAGGATTGCAAGTTGGTACTTCTGTTATGTTGGAGGAGTTTTTTGATGAGACTACTTTTGGTACTTGGCATAAGTTAGCTATTCCTTTAACGGATATGAATTTGACTACGGGAACTATTGATGCTTTGCGTATGGAGTATACTGTTAAAGATGGTGTTGCTCCTTTGTTTTATATTGATGATATTCAGTTTGAGCAGACTGGAAATCCTATTAAGTATACTGTTGCTCCGCCGAAGGGTTTTTGGTTACGATTTCATACGATTGATATTACTATAGTGGATGCTTTGGCTGGTACTGTTACTGATGGTACAATGCCTGCTTTAGCTTACAATAAGATTTTAAATGAGCCTGCGTTGGCTACTGGTTTTGTTAGTGCTGTTAAGATTGGTGGTCTTAGTATTACTACTTTTGCTGTTAAGACTTTGCAAGATTTTGTTACTGTTCCTGGGCAGGATCTTATTAGTGCGGTTAGTGATGGGACTAATACTATGATTAAGATAAGAGGAAGTTTTCCCTCTCCTATTTTGTTTAAGAGTGAGGATGGTGATGAAGCAAGTATTACTATTAGTGATGACTTAACAGGTTTGATCAGTGTTAAAATGGGAGCTACTGTTACTTTGGAAGATAGGAGTTTGGTGAATAAATGAGTTTGTTGTCGTTAGACTTTTCAGATTTTATAGATCGGTTAGAGGTATCGAGAAAGACTCATGGTGAGGATCATAGACGACTACATTTCTATGAGGGAGAAGAAGCTTTCTATTTGTATTTGAGGAGTCCTGATTTTTGGGAGTATTCTAGTGTGGTTCCGAAGGATGCTTTGGAGTTGTTTGGTTTGGAGTATGATAATCCTAGGGAGGAGGCTATTAAGGATTTTAGGGTTAATGTGTTGTATGACGGAATACGTATGAGTGAAAGAGTGGGTGGAGGGGTTGTTAATGTTATCGAACAAAGTGTCGGGGAAATTGTTGAGAAGAATAAAGTTGAAGAAGGGATTATTTATGTTGAGGAGGAAGAGGCAAAGGACTATGTTGACTTTCTTAGGAAGAGGTTTGATAGTTGGGAGAAAAAGATATTAGGATTTATAGACTCTACTTTGAGTGATGAGTTGTTAACAAAAAGTCTTTTGAAACATGAGATGTCTTTGTATGTTGAGAAGGGCTTTGGAGACTTCCTAAGTAGACTATTCAATACTGTTCACACTGCTGGATTCTTAACTGCACTAGCTGTTGTTATTCGTGTAGATGTTAAGGCTGGAATGGAAGATGCTGAAGAAGAATTAGGTGTTGATATTGGTGTTACTCAAGGTTTTGAAGATCACGTAGACTTCCTAGCTAACAGACAACTTGAGGGTTTTCACGTCGGTGACGGTAGGTGGAATGGTTTGAAAGGTGTGAGTGCTGATGTACAAAAAGAGATTGCTGAGATTGTAAGAAAGGGTGTTGCTGATAAGGAAAGTTTGAAAGATATGAAGAATAGTATTAAGGGAGCTTTTGATAGACTTGCAGGAGATGATGGAGAAATTACTGAGGGCAGGGCGATGGCTATTGCTAGAACAGAAACTAATCGTTTTAGAAATGGTGGAAAGTTACAAGCTTACAAAGATTCGGGAGTGGTGAAGAGTAAGCGTTGGAAGAAAGCTCCGATTGAAGAAGAACGTCATACTCAGATTTGTAAGAACTTACATGGGCAAGTTGTTTTGTTGAATGATCCGTTTGTTGATCCTGGTACTAATTTACAGTATGATGCTCCTCCTGCTCACGTGAATTGTCTTAGTAGTATTCAGGCTATTCTTCGTGGTAGTAAAGATTAAGTAGTTTTTTATATGTGTGTTATTTCTTTTTTGTTTATCGATAAACAGTACGCCAGGCCTTTGACTTTAGCGGGTTATTGGTGCGTAAAGAACAACTAGCTCTCGAATGCGGAAGCATTAACATCTGGAATATGGTGTACTTAGTTGTTTGCTGGTCGAGAACAGGGTATACTAAACGGCTCTTGACTCACTATTCACGTTTCCCAAGAACAAAAATATGATCAAGGGCGGGTAAAAACCCTCTTTCCTATTTCTTAAATTGCATTGTGTTTATATATTC